TAAATTTACCGGGGCTTTCTGGGAGCAATGTTTAGACAGGGTGCTGGTGGACATGGTGGAGCGAACCGATTGGATCCTCGCCATTGACTACGACACCGTCTTTGAAGCCGACACGGTTCAGCGGCTGATGACGGCGGCCATGGTGTCGGGCTATGACGCCGTGGCTCCGCTGCAGACGAAGCGGGACGACGGCGTGCCGATGTTCACGCCCGAGGGGCACGACGGCAGCATCGGCATGGTGCAGCTGCCCAACAGCTGGTTTGAGGCAGTGATTCAGCCAGTGGATACCGCGCACTTCGGGTGCACGCTCATTCGCAGCGAAGCCCTAAAACGGACGCCTGCTCCGTGGTTTCTTGGCAAGCCCTGCGCTGATGGGCACTGGGGAGATCCGCAGCCAGGCGAGCCGCCGCGCTGCGACCCTGACATCTACTTTTGGAAGCAGTTCAAGAAGTCGGGGCACACGCTCGGGCTTGCCCCGCAGATCGCCATCGGCCACGCAGAGCTGAAGATCACATGGCCGGGCCGGGATTTGAAGCCGGTCTACCAGACGCCAAGCAATTACTGGAACCAGGGCGGCCGTCGCCCGGCCGAGGCGTGGGGATCCATTGAACACGGGGAGGCATCGAATGCGGCCTGATCACGTCTTGCTGCGGTTTACGCGGTCGATGAACGGCTACACGAAGGGGGCCGTGATTGAGTATCCCAGCGGGCCGGCGAAAAGCTTGCTGCTCACGGGCGGCGTTGAGCTTGTCCGCGACCAGCAGCCGCTGCTCGAGGTCGCCGCGGTTGAGCACCGCAACGTCGAAACGGCCGACGCCCCGCGCCGCCGAGGGAGGAAACCTACCCGATGAGATATCGCAGCCTGATTCGTGCAACCGAGCCTGCCAGTAACCCGGTGACGCTTGCCGAGGCGAAGCTGCACCTGCGTATCGACAACACGGACGACGACACGCTGATCAACAACCTCATTTCCGCGGCCACCCGCTGGGCAGAGGATTACTGCGACCGGACCTTTTGCGCCACGCAGTGGACCATGCGTCTTGATTCGTTCTACGGGCCCGTCGGCAGCCCGGTGCAATTCGGCCTGAAGGCGGACGGCAACAACATCGAAGGCCGCCAGGGCACCGTGCCCAACCTCGACATTGAACTGCCACGCCCGCCCATGGTGCAGTCGGGCACGGCCACGGCGGTCACGATCACCTACACGCCGTCCGCTGGGGCCTCTACGACGACGCTGGACGCCACGGAGTACCGAGTTGACCGGCAGGCCACCCCAGGCGTGGCTCGCCCGCTGTACGGCCAGACGTGGCCGACACACCTTGTGGACCAGAACAGCACGACCGTGACATGGTGGGCAGGCTACTCAGCGGACGGCACCAGCGTGCCCGCCACGGTGAAGTCGGCCATCCTCATGCTGGTGGCACACCTCTGGCGGAATCGCGAGATGGCCGCCGAGGCGGCGTTGACCGAAGTGCCGATGGGCACAAGGGCCCTGCTCGACACCATCCGCTGGGGCTCTTACAGATGATCAACGCAGGCGATCTGACCGACCGCATCGTGATACAGCAGGCGACCGAGACCAAGAACTCTGTCGGCGAAGTGTCGCTGACGTGGGCAACCTTCGCCACGGTGTGGGCTGACGTGCGCGCCTTATCGGGCCGCGAGGCCGAGCGGTACGGGCAGATCGTCGGGCTTACGGGCCACAAGGTGACGATCCGCGCATTGACGGGCATTAAGCCCGCCATGCGAATTCTCTACAACACCACCCGTACGCTCGAGATCGGGGCAATAAACGAATACGAACGCTCTTGGTACATGGAGCTGATCTGCACGGAGCTTGCTGCGACATGAGCCTGCCAGAAGCCCCAGAGGCGTTTCTATTTCAGCGACTGACAAGTCAGACGGCCGTATCATCGCTGATCGGCTCCCGAGTGTTTCCGCTGCTGGCCCCAACGGGCACGCCGCTGCCCCTGGTCGTCTACCAACGCACCGCCGTGGAGCGTCCGCAGTCGCTTGCGGGTAACGTCGGCAATCCGGTTGTCACGCTGCAGCTGACCACGTACGGCACGTCCTACACAAGCGTAAAGAGCATAGCCCGCGCCGTCCGCCTGGCGGTTGACGGCTGGACCGGCACCACGGCAGGTGTGACGATCCAGAGGACAACGCTGGTGAGCGAAGCTGACGGCGTGGACATGCCGGCCGACGACCAGATGCTGCCCTACTACAATGTGCAGCAGTCGTTTGAATTCCGAATCAACGAGGCTACGTAATGGCTCGTCCCGTCGGCATGACGCTTGAGTTTCCAGACATTCCTGGTCTTGCGGAAAAGTTTCGCGACTTACCGAAATCGCTGGCAGCCGCGTCTATCGGCGCGGGCGTTAGACGATCCATGAAGCCGGCCGAATCTGCGTTGAAGGCAATTACCCCAGTTGGCCCGACCGGAAACCTGCGGCGAGGAATTGCCACCAAGGCAAAGCGCTACCCCAAGAGCGGCGCAGCCGTTGCAATCGTCGGGTTTAGGAAACCCAATTCCAAGGGCCCGCCCAAAGAAGGCGTCAGGCGGCGAAACAAAGCGTCAGACAAGACGCAGCATCAGTTTCTGGTGGAGTACGGGTCGCAACAGCGGTTCACTAAATCCGAGGCTAACCGCGGCCGAATGCCCGCCCGGCCGATTGTCCGTCAAGCGTGGCAGGCGTCGGAGTCTCAGGTTGCCGGGCTTTTGGCCACGGAAATGAAAACAGCCTACGACAAGGCGCTGAAACAGTTGCCGAAGTTCATGGCCGCACGTGCCAAGAAGGGGCGAACGTAACTGGAAGGAGCACCCTTCTAAACCGTAGTTTGAACGCAGGGCCACGGCCCCAGAAACACACAGGAGCACGCCACCATGGCAGCCGATTCCCAGGGCAACACGTTCACCTTCGCCAGCAGCACCTACACCGTAACGAGCGTTACCGTGACGCCTGGTGGCGACCTGCTTGATGAATCGCACCTCGGGCTGGCGACCGGGCAGGGCCGGCGATACCAGACGCCGGCGCTCAAGGACGACGAGATTAGCTGCGAAGCCTTGGGGTCTACAGCGGTCGCCATCGGAACCAGCGGCAACCTCGTTTTTGCAAGCACGACGTACACCGCAATTGTGTCATCGGCCAGCGTGGCGTACGCCGTCGGTGAACTGGTTAAGCAATCGCTCACGTTTAAAGTCCGCTAGTAACGACGGGAGGCCGTCGTGGCAAACGTATCGCAGGGCATCACCGTCACCTGGGGTGCGGTCACCCTGGGCGAGCTTGTCAGCGTGTCTGTCGATAGCGTTGCGTCTGACTCGGTTGAGGTCACCTCTCGCAACACGACCAACCGCCTCAAGAAGTTTTCCGCAGCAGACGTTGACGGCGGCACCGTATCGGTGACGGTGCGCGGCACCGCGGGCATGTCCACCACCAACGTCGGCTTGACGGCTGCTCTATCTATCGGTGGTCCGGGCGTTTCGTTGTCGTTGCCTTGGGCCATGTTCGAAAAGCTCGGGTGGTCTGCGTCAATCGGTGAACTGCAGGCCTATTCCGTGACGTTCAAGATTGGAGCCGCGTGACATGGGTTTAGCAGATGACATCTTGGCAGCGGACAAGGGCCAGCTGGTCCGCGTGCACGTCCCTGAGTGGGATCGTGTCGTGTTCATTCGCACGCTGCCGCTCGGCGAGCTGCAGGCGTGGGAGCTTGCGTGCCTGCGAAGCAAGGGCGAAGGCGTGGACGACTACCGCACTCGCTACTTGTCCAAGTGCTTGGTGGACGAGAACGGGCAGGAGATTTTTACGGGCGACCAGCTGAAGCGAATTAGCGGAACGGTGGGGGCTCGGCTGTTCAAAATCGCTCAAAAGCACAACGAACTGGACGAGAAAGAAATTGAGGAGATTGGAAAAAACTGATTGACCGGCCGCTGGACGCATTCCCGCTGCTGTTGGCCGGTCACCTTGGAATGACGGTGCGGGAACTTGGCGAGCGAATGGACCTAGCCGAATACAAGCGGTGGCTGGCGTTTCACAGGTACGTGAATCCCTTGGGAGGCGAGTGGCGGCAGGCGGCGAGGATCACGGCAGCAGTTCTGGCACCGCACTGCGGGCGAGGGCGAACGCCAAAGGAAGATGATTTCATGCCGACGGAAAAGCCGCCAATGACGGCGGCCCAGATCGCGGCAGAACTTAGCAAGCTCAATCGGTAACGTATGGCAACAACTCTAGCACTGGCGATGCGGGCGAGCATGTCCGCGGGCGGTGTTGTGTCTGGGGCGAACGACGCCGGCCGTGCCATGGATCGCATGGGGCGGCAGGCTCAAAAGCTTTCCCGCGACATGTCGATGCTGAAAAACATCGCCGTTGGTGCGGTGTTTGCCAAGATCTCGAGTTCGTTCATTTTTGCTGCTAAGTCTGCGGCGACGTACGCGGCGAGCGTTGCCAATTCTGTGGATCAGACCAACGACCTTGCCCAGCGGTTGGGCATGGGCGTTGAATCGCTGCAAGCCCTGCAGATGGCGGCAAAGCTGTCTGGCATTGATGACGCCACTGGGGCGCTGCAAAAGCTTACGGTTGCCATCGGCAAGGCAGCCGAGAGCGGGGAGACGGCCGCATTTGAAAAGCTTGGGCTGAACTTTGCCCAATTGCAGGCGATGTCCCCAGAAGACCAATTCAAGGCCGTTCAGCAGGCTATCGCGGCACTGCCAACGCCCGCTGAGCGGGCAGCTGCGGCCGTCGCAATCTTCGGAAAGTCGGGCATTGAGATGCTTCCGATCATGGAGCAGAACCTGGCGCAGATCGAAGAGCGGATGCAGCGGCTGGGTGCGATTGTTGGCACCGACCAAGTGGAAGCCATCGGGTCAATGAACGACTCGCTAGACATGGTTAAGGCAACGTTTGACGGAATCATCAGCACAGTGGTTGGCAATCTCGCCCCGATCGTCACCAGCATGGCCGAGGAGTTCTTGGCGTTTGTGGAATCGTTCAATTCCATGAACGCCGACCAAGGCGGCATTGCGGGAGTCATCACCGACGCACTGCTGGACATCGCCGATTATTTCGCTGGCATCTTCGACAACGCCATGGCGTCATTCGACGGGTTCGGCGTGACGCTGCAAGAGGTCGGGGCCGTGTTTGAGTTTGTCGGCAACGTGTTTACGGCCGTGGGCGAAACGCTGCGGGCCGCATTCAATATGTTCCAAGTCGCTGGCAACCTGATTGCCGTGGCCGTCGGAAAACTGCTTGAGGGGCTTGGTAGTTGGATTTCCAGCGACCTCGAGCAGTTCGGCAAGGACATGGCCGCCAATGCCGCTCGGCAGGTTCAGGAGAACTCAAAGGAAGGCAACGAGGCGCTGGCAAACGCTGGCAGGGCTGCGGGGCGTGCCATCTTCGGCGGCAACGCGGCAGAAGGCGGCCCCGAAGGCCCTGCCCGGCGAGCAGTACGCGCCGCTAGGGAACGCATGACGCCCGAGGCCCAAGCGGAACGCGAGGCCGCCCGCAAAGCCAAGGAAGCCGAAGCAAAGGCCGCCCGCGAGGCAGCTGCCGCCGAGGCCAAGGCGAAAAAGGAAGCGGAGGACGCCAAGAAAAGGCAGGAGGAGGCTGCGAAGAAAGCTTCTGCCATCGACGAGAAGATGGCCGCCAAGCAGGAGGACATCGACAAGATTGAGGCCGACAAGGCGCGGGCCCTCGGCGGCAAGTCGAACGAGGCCCTCAAGGCCAACGACATCCGTTCAAGCGAGGGCATGGCCCAGTTCATCGCCCTGGCGACCGGCCGCGAGGATCCGGCCATTGAGGAGAACCGCAAGACGAACGCCAAGCTCGAGGAGATCCGCAAGGAGTTGCGGGCCATGCAGCAAGAAAAGGTCGAAATCCTGGGGGCTGCGGCATGAGCGTGGTAAACGTCACAGAACTCGCGACGGTGTCCGCCAGCCGCAAGTTTGGCGAGCCGCCGGTTTTCCAGCGCAAGTGGGTGGTTGAGGTTGATAACCCGACGAACACGCTGACGGAGATGCTGTCGGCCGTGCCGGTCACGGTGCTCGACCCGCACCCCGAGGCAAGCTACTGCCGGGCCATGCAGGCGAGCGGCGGCAACTACAACGGCTCGAGGTTCCATTACGAAATCACATGGGACTACGAGCTGCCGAAGCAGGAGAACCCCGACCCCAACCCGTTGGCGCGGCCCGATATTTGGAAGTGGACGACGGGCGGGCTGCAGGTGCCCGCGCTCTACTACTACGACGGGTCCACAATAAAAACTTTGGTGAACACGGCCAACGATTTTTTTGAGGGTGCCACCACGGACATCAGCACATTGCAGGCGTCGATTTCCGGCAACCGTGCGACGTTCGATTACGGGCTTGCGGCGGCGGTGACCAACTCGGTGAACAGCGACGAGTACTTGGGCGGCGAGGCGTACACGTGGAAGTGCAGCGGCATTTCCGGCCAGCCCGCCGTCGAGGTGGTGAACGAGGTGGAGATCCGGTACTGGCAGACTGAAGTGACGCTTGAGTATCGGCCAGACGGATGGCCGCTGCGGCTGCCCAACGTCGGCTGGAACTTTCTGGACGGTGGCGAAAAGAAACGCGTGTACGTCAAAGACCCAGACACAAGCGAACGTGTTCCCTCGAGCAACCCGCAACCGCTAACCGACGCCGGCGCT